TGCAAACGTTTTAACGTTAGTTGGTTTAGGACCTTTATTACTTACAGCTCTTTTTCGTCTGACAGCACTCTCCTTTTGCGACTTTGTCATTCGTGTGGCTTTTGCAAGTGGGACGCACTTTGGATACTTTCTCTTCGAACCTTTTGAGCGCCCGCAAGGCTGAAACTTCCCATTCTTCTTTGGTGCTCCAATGTCCACCCATTTCTCGTCTAGCCATTCCTTTAAGCCTTTCTTAGCCATTATACCATTCTTGTTTTTTTACGTCTGTTGTTCATAACCTTACCACATCCTCTAGCAATAAAACCACCATCAGCTTTTTTAGTTCTACCTACTTTGCCTTTACAATATTTGGAGGCCCAAATATTAGCGTATGCACTGGGGTATACCTTGAACTTTTTCTTTGCTGCAGCCTTACCTTCTGGACATAGTTTAGCCATTTACTTTTTCCTTTTTTTAACTCTGCCACCTTTTTTCATATAGCCCATTTTCGCAACTACTTGCGGAGCTTTCTTTTTTAAAGCAGCTAGACCTTTTTGTTTTTTTGGATCTATTTTTTTCATTATGCCTTTTTCTTATTTAGTTTTTTTAAAGTTATAGCAAGTCGAGCACGTTGACCCATCTTACCTTTTTTCTTCGCAGCGGCTCTTAATTTAGAAGCTGGAATCTTTTCGCCTTTCTTTATTCCTAAAGATTTACGCAAAGCTCCCGGCTTTTTAATTGCCTTCTGTATAAAATCTTTCGCCATAAACTACTTGTTTATTTTGCCAGATTTTTTAGCCTTAGAACCAAATCTTCCATAAGACTCATCTCTTGAATCTTTTAATTGTTTTTTAGTTCTTTTCTTTTTTATTCTCATAGCGATAGATTCATCTTTTCTATCTTTGTAGCCCTGTTTCATTTTCTTTTTCTTTTTCACAGAACCACCTTTTTTATACATAGCTCCACCTTTCATACCCATATCATCTTTGTAGTATCCTGAAGCCATATCTTTTCTAGCAGTAGACATTCCACCGCCTCTTTTAGCAACTCTGCCGCCAGATTTCATAGGGTTAGCTACTTGTGTGTTGTATCTTCTATTAGGCATTATTTTTTTCCTCCGTTCCTAAATATTTGTGTTCCCTTGATTCCGTAAATTGACGCCACGACAAGGATCCACAAATTTGTAAACCACGACGGCAATGACGAGAAGTATTCGAAGAACAATTTAACCTTGTCCATCGCAGTCGGATCGTCACTTACGACTGCCCAAGCCAGCACCACTATGGGCGCCGACAAAATTAATAAAACCGCCTCGTCCTTCCAATCTGATTGACGGGCTTCTAGGAGTTTACCTTGGTAAGCTTCTTGGCCTTGAGCCATTTTTTGCGCGTGCATATATTGTGCATCTGCCATCGCCATTTTCGTCTCTTGACGCTTTTTAAAAATGTGCGTGCCAGCTTGCAAAGCTACCTTTGCTAAACTAAACCAAGCCATTACTTAATACCAAGTTGCTTTTACAGGTTTTTTGTCAGGACGCATTCTTCTTGTGCCTCTAACATCAACAACCTGTGCTTCCATAGGATCAGTTGCTTGAATTTCGATGCCACCGTTCTTGTAACCATCTTTATTCAAACCTGATTCTTTTGTAATCTTAGGTTTTTTAACTTTTTTATCCATAATTTACTCCTTAATGTGGTTTATACCTATTTTTTTCCGAAGTTTCTACCGAAATCGTGAATCTTACTTGCATCAGCCATTTGTTGTTTAGCTAATGACACGCCAGCACGTAAACCAGCTAGTTCTTCGTTCTGTTCTAGCTTATCTTCTTGGATTTGTTGGTTCATCATTGCTTTCATTTTATCAAGATCCAATCTTTCTTGTCCTTCTTCTTCTTTTCGCTGATTTTCTTGCGCTCGAAGGTCAATTTCTCTACCTTTTAATCTTAATAATGGGTCGCCACCAAACTCACCCATAATTTTTTCTTCTTCTTTTGCAAAATCTTCCTGCATTTCAGCAATTAATTTTGCTTTTCTAGATTCAATTTGGTTTGTAATCTGTTGTAGACGTCTTTGTGCTTGCATTGCTTGTGGATTTTGCATCATTCCTTGCATCATCGCAGGATTTTGCGCACCCATTGCTTGCATTTGTTGTTGAATCATTTGTACTTCTTGTAATTCTTCTACAAATTCTAATTGAACTTGCTCTTGAGCCATCAAACTAATGTGTTCTAAAATATTTTTTTGTAAACTTGCCATTGCTGCAGGATTATTTTGTGTTTGATTTAGTCTCATAAAGTTTAAATGCGCATCGATGTGAGCTTTGTGGTCTTGTCCTGGAAATGCTTGGTATGGTTTTGTGCTCATTGCCATAATATGTTCTAATGCTGGGTCCATTGGCATTGGTGGTGCCGGTGGTGGTAAGATTGCATTTACATTTTTCACACCCAGCGCATCATACATAGATCTATATGCTTGATATAAATTATGTATACGAGGATTCGATTGCGCCAGTTGTAATTGAGATTGAGCTAAAGATATCCTTTGCGTCTGTGAGAAGATGTTTGGATCTGCTACAGGTAATATATCTACTCTATCATCAAAGTCTTGAACCTTAATTTCTCTTGATGCACCTGGTACATCGTAAGGATAAACTGGTGGTAAGTAAGTTTTAAATACTTCTGCTAATAATTTAAATTCTTGTTTTAATCCAACATACAATCTTTTATGTATCGCTGACATTACCCGCGATCCACGCTCCAATAACGCAACTGTTGTTCCAACTGCAGCGGCTTGGTTCATATCACCCACTTGTGCATCTGCGATGCTCGCGAATCGTTGGCCCGCTGATACAACTACTCCCATCAATTGAAGTAAAGTTGCATCAGGACCTTTGAAGGGTAGAGTCATAAACTGATCTCTGATGTTTCCACCAGGAGCGTCTACGTCTCTAAACTCACCAGGTTGTAAAGGTTGAGCGTCATCTCTGACTCTGATACCTCTAGATTTAAAACCAGCTGGTAAGTTAGCTAAAGTTCCTGCATCCAACAACTGTCTTAGAGCTGCTGTTGCAGTTCTAGTTAATCCACCAATCATATGGATTAAACCAAAACCATAAAATCCTGTGCCAGGTAAAAATTTAAATTGTACAAAATAATTTATTTTTTTCTTTAACGGATCCATTGCTCTGTAGTTTCTTCTAATTGATAAAACTTGATTACCTGCTTGAGCAACTGTAACTACATATGGAAGTTTAATTCCTGTAGGCTCGCCGTCTTCACCCATATCTTCATAACCTTCTAAATCTAAATTAGTATGAACTTCGTAAAGTGTGTATTGATCTTCTTGACCATCTTTAGCAATTCCTTCTAGTTCTAATTTTTTATCTTGTAATTGATTTTCAGTTACAGGTGGATTGCCTAATTCTACATCTCTGTAAAATCCTGCAACCTGTTGTTTCTTTAATTCGTTTTCTGAAATTTTTATAACGTGTACCACTGCATCTGCATCGTCTAATGAGTTTGCAGAATAAGGTACAATCAAATCTTCCGCTGGTACAAATTTTGAAACAGCTCTACCTAAAAGATCGTCGTAGTAGACTTTCTTAAAGGTAGAACCACTTAGAGGGAGATAGAAAAGCATTTGATCAAACTCTGGTTCGTATTCTTTCATCTGATCCATAATTTGATAATTCATAAAATCTTTTACACGTTTTGCCTGTTCTTCTTTTGGAACAGTCACGTCACCCATTATCTGTGTTCTAACAGGTCCATCACTTGGTAATAATTCTTTGTAAGCTTGTGCTTGAAACTGTGTAACCGCTTCAGCAAGTACAGGATGGTTTACACCTGATGCACCTCTGAAAGGTTCTGTTCGTCTCTCGTATTTAAATCCTAAAAGTTCTAAACCGTTTCTATATGTGTCTTCCCAATCTCCACGCGATTCTTTGTACTCGTTGTATTGGTCAACCATTTTAGAACCTAGTGGCTCTAAAATTTCATCACCTAAAAATTCTGCAAGGTTTGCAAAGTGATCTTCAGTTCCTTCGGGGCTCGCGGCTTTGGGGTCAAAAGAAACTTCTGCACCACCTTCTTCTGTCATTTCGATTTCAACAGGTCCACCTTTTTCTTGAATCTCTTGAACGTTTTCTTTGATTGCTTCTTGAATCTCTACTTCGCCTGGAAGTTCTACAGTTGTTTTTGTATTCGGTAACGGTTTATCTATTTCAGCCATTTGTCTAATCTATCCTCTTTTTTTAAATGTTTCAATTACTTCCTCTAGCAATACACTACTAGTAGGTTTTTCGTCTTCTTTTAATGGTTCTGGATTTGCAGCAGCCCATTCTAATAATTCTGCTTGCGAAACTCTTTGATCGTTTTCAGTATTTACAAAAGCGCCGATGTCTGGATTGTATTTTATATTCATTATTTTTTCTCCGCGAACATTGAAGCGAGGCCGCCTTCTGAATATCCTGTTCTTCCTCTACCAGTTCTATTACTTACTGGACCGCCATCAGAACCAATACCAAATCCTCCTCCAAAATCAAAAGATTGATTACCTCCACTGTCTCGTCCATAATCAGTTCGTCCGTGTATATTAGGATTATAATCTTGTCGTCCTTGTTTTTGAATTGCTGCTAAAGCTGCGGCTTTGTCTTTTGCTGCAGCCGCCGCTGCTAATTCGTTTTGTATTCTTTGTGCTTCTTGTCTTTGTTTTTCTGCAGCTTTAATTTGTGAATCTAATCTATTTTTAGCAGCGAGTTGATCTTTTCTAAAATTAAATTTAGTTCTCATCATATTAGTCATTTTATTTGCAAGCTCTGCATTTTTTCCTGTAAACAGTCCTGTCTCTTCATCAAACTCTACACCATATTTATCTGCTAATCTTCCTGTTAAACTTTCTCTTAAACTAGCAAAATCTTCTCCAACTGCTTCTGCATAATTACCAAAACCAGATCTAACATTTAAACCAAATGGATCTTTTTGTAGTCCAGATGTATTTTCACCAAATACTGTCGGACCTGTATAACCTGACATTGCTTGAGTGAATACTTGATCTCCTAAAGACATATCAAAATATTTATCTGGTAATGCTTTACCAATAATATTTCCAACTGTAGGAATGCCTGCTAATCTTCTTTGATCTACTTGACCAGTTCTAATCATTTCACCAATATCTCTTTGTCCGCCACCTGTAAATTTATTAAAAAATTCTGTAGCTTTATTTGGATTAGTTAATCTATTTTGTCTGTTCTGTGTTTGTGTTTTGTAATCAGAAACTAAAGACTCAACTCCTAAAG